TCTCTGTTACGACATTTTCCAGTGCAATAACGGCTGGTTTAAGTCCTTCGAAGTCTCCGTATTCTGCTGCTATTTTAGCTAAGTCATTAGTAGCTGCTTCATTAATATTTTGCTCTTCTAGTACTTTACTTATAATAGCTTTTAGGTTTTCTTTAACGATTTCTTTTTTACCCATTGCTTTTTTGATAGCTTTATCTTTAGCATGCTTGTAGTCATCTCCATCGATGTCTCCATCTTTATCATGATCTGTACCTTTCTTTTCCTCTATGTAATCGTCCTCATCTAAAAATTCTCCATTGAAGTCTACACTATATGACCCTCCTTCTGAGCCATCTACAAATCCGATTTCGTATCCGTTTTGACCTTTACGTATAAAGTTTACTATTCCTTCTTCTTCTGGGTGTGGTTCTCCGACAGTTACTGAAAAACCATTTGGAAATGATACTGATTTTATTTCTTTTGGGTCAAAGTTAGTTTCTTTACCTGCTTCGTCTACGAAGTCTTCTGAGTCTTTTCCGTCTCTTCTCATTTGATCGATCATGTCTTGAGTATCCTCGTCATTATCGTAAGCTGCTGTAGTATCTAATGGTTCAGCTTCATCTACATAATCTGTATTAACTGATAAGAATTCTTGAAACTCATCTAGAATAGCTTCATCGTCACCTAGGTTAATAATATCGTCGTAATGAGTTCTGATAAAAGACTTAATAGTTTCGTTATCAGCTGGCATTGATGATTTAATCAACTGAATTACTTGTTTGATAATTTCTTTTTTATCTTCGTAAGGATCTAAAGAAGTATCTATTTCTTCAATATCATCTAAACCAGGATCTCCAGGGGGTAGTTCGCTAACAGGTTTGTTTATTAATTTTGCTGCAATTTGATCAATCATAGATCGGATACCTGTGTTTTTAATAGTGGTCCACTTATCTAGATCTTCATCCCATATGTATCCATAATCAGCTCCCATACTGTCGATTTCTTCAGCTATCTCTTTAGATCTTTCGTATGCCTCCTCAGGTAATTTTATTTTAGTTGGTGAGTCGTTATGAGTAGATTCTACTTCACCTGTATCTGGGTTGAGGTATGTAATATACCCTTTCATAGCTACATCCTTAGCTTTATCATCATTATTGTAATGATTCTCTAATCCTTTACCTAAGTTAGAAGGATAACCGTCATAATGGTTGTAAGTAGTGGTTAATCTATCTCCACTTAAGTACCCTACTAATGCTCTAGTTCCTTCTGTCATCAGTTTAGCTTCTTTCAACGTAGCTTTTTTCATATCGTTAAAGGTATCTTTTTCTAAAGCTCCTCTTTTAGTTTCTTTAGGTTGATCGTTTTTATCAACTTTAGATGATTCATTAGAAAGTAGGTTGTAATAATGTAAAGGATCTTTTTCAATATGGGCAATTGCTTTAGCCTTAGCTTTTGCAATAGCTTCTCCATCTGAGCAAGTAACTGGGTCAAGTCCCATTGCTGTTAGTTCAACATCTAAACCTCTACGAATAGAATCATCTGAAAGATTTTTAGAAGGATTTTTATATTCTTCAAATAACATTCCTCTATTCTTTAAAATTTGGACAGTGTCATCAAATTGATTATATTGAGATATATACATAGGATAAGATTGTCTCATCTGACGTACAAACTCTGTTTTGGCCATCTTACCTTCATTGACGGCTCTTAATTTTTCTGTTGCTGTTACTTGTCTCATTCTACTTCTTTGTATCCTTGTTTCTTTAATGTTTTTTTTGCCTTAGTTGCTTTTCCTAAAAAGTTAGGAGTAGCATATTGGGCACCCTGTCCTGGGGTAAACGAAGCTCCACCTACGTTGGTTGTGTTAGCTTCATCTAACTCATGCATTACTTCTTTTACTAACTTTACAAGTTGAGATCTTCTCATATTAAAGAGATTTCAACTCATTCACTAAATCGTAGTATTGCATCAAATTAACTAAGTGACTATCATTTATTCTATCTTTATTAGATAAAGGTTGAATACTCTTTGATACTTCATCTAGTTTAATCATTACTACTTCATTCTTAACTTTAGCTTTTAATTTGTTAACTGCTGTTGCAATTTTAATAAGCTCCTCATTAACTAAGTTGCGTAAACGTGTTTGTGAGTTGACTGAAGTAATAAATTCTTTTAGTATGTACTTTTGTTCTGGAAGTAGGTCTTTATATGTATCGTTAAACTTCTCCAGTAGTATTTTAAACGTCAAAAGTTTGAGATCTTTGTCGTACTTAGAATATTCTTCTATTAAAGTATCTTTAACCTCTCCTTTATCTTGTTTATTAGTTGTGAGGTGTTCTAGTAAAGTAGACTTATAGTTTACAAAGTACTGTGGATCTACTAAACTGTCACTATTTTGTGCCTCAAGTAAACAGTATAGTGAAGCTAATGCTTTATAGTCTGGTGTTTGTATAGCAAAAAATTCATTAATACTATAGTTTTCTTTTATATCTGAAATTAGATCATACTTCTGTTTCTTAAGAGAATTTTGATCTAGTTTTCTAGAAATTTCAGTAATTGTTGAGAGAATTGTTTCCGCTTTTATTTGACTAACTTGTCTGTTTTTAAGAATAAACTCATAAAGTTTAAACTCTCTAACAAGAGTAGTCTTGCCGGTAAAGTGCTTCTTAATAATACTTACAGCTGCTGAGTCTCTATTGTTGAGAGTATCAGAAGCTATCTGTTTTACTAGAAGTTCAAATATTAAACCGGTATTGCGGTATTTAGAATGTTTTATCTTCATTATACACGTTTACATTTATAAATATGTATTAGTTACCTAAATCCTTAATGTTGTCTTCATTAAGTAATTTAGACTTATCTTCCTGTTTTTTATTGAAAACAATACTTTTTAACATATCTTTGTTCTGTAAGTAAACTGTATTAGTGGCTTGATTTTCCATAACGTTTTCATTATCTGATGGGAATCCACCTTTCATACCATGTTGACCTAGTGGGTCTCTTCCTCCCATTGGATTATCTTGAGTACCGTAAACAGATGCTTTTTCTGTAGGTCTTCCTCCTTCTGGTCCTGGCATGCCCCATTCTTGATCCTTAGGAGGTTCAAGTTCTGAATAACCTTGAGGTACCTCTCCTGGTGCTCCTCCTTTTGGAGTTGATACTGATCTCCTACCATACATAGATGCTAGATCATGTGGAGTACCGTAAGTCATACCAGACTTAGCAGGATCGTTTCCTTCTGCTTCTATTTGAGCATTTCTAAATGCACGTTTAGTATCTTCTCTAACTAGATCTCTCATTTCCATGTAAGAATCTTCTGACATATCAAATATATTCTCATAGATATAATCAGTAGAGAACAATTTGGTATCTTTCATTTGAGCAGCTAAATCTACCTTCTCTTTTAGAAGTGCAACTTTTTCTTGTTCAAATATTATAGATGGAGTAGATAATTTAATCTCAAAGTTAGTTAAACTTTCTCCTGTAAAACCTTGAGTGTATAAATGAACTAATGCAATTTTAGTTAGTTCTGATTCTAATATTTTTTGGACTCTTTCTACTGTTCTAGCAAATCTAATATCTTCTGCTGCTAAAGTAGCCTTACCTGATAAATCACCTTCGTAACCAAAATATGCTTTTGGAATCTTTAATGCAGCAAATAATTTAGCTTGAAGGTATTGTACGTCATTAGTACCGTCATAATCTAATCCTTTAGTAGTATCTATTCTAGTTGAATTATCTCCACCTCTTACTGGAAGGTAGAAATCTTCCATCATATTCTGAATATTAAACTTAAGGTTGTAATTACCATCTTGTCCTATATAAGGAGTCTTTTTCATTGCATCAATTGTCTTTTGCATGAATTGATCTACTTCATTAGGAGGTATTGAACCAACATTAATATAGAACATTCTCTTTTCAGGTGCTCTCATTATACGATGGATTAACATCGCATCTTCCATTAAGTTAGTTTGTTTAAATATTTTTCTAGCAGGTTCTAAATAAGATCTACCGTATGGTAGGTAACTAACATCTGATATAAGTCTAAAGTGAGCAACTTCGTAATTATCAAAAACAATATTTTGTTTGTTAGGTTTTCTAGTGTAGTTAGGATCTGAAGATGCTGCTATTCCATCTATTTCAAGTTCATATTTTACTTCATGAGGGTTTTCTGGGTCATTGCCTTCATGTCTGATAATATTATAAACTGTGTAAGGTAACACGTTATATACTCCGAACTTCTCTGCTATCTCTAGCTTTAGGAAAAAGTCTCCGTATTTAAGCATATTACGTGTCCATGACCATAAATTAAACTCTATGTTTAATACGTCATAGAAAAGATTGTATAGTACTTTTTGGATGTTTTCGTCAGATGATTTAATTGATACAATTTCACCTTGATCATTTTTTACAGTAGCTTCATCAGCTACAATATCTAATGCAGAAGCAATAATTGAATCTGTATCCATTGCTTCATAATCAGAATATAGCTGAACTCTGAGTGTCTGGAAATTAAGATTAGGGTTGTAGACATTTCTATTATTATAAACATAAAGTCTATTAAATCTGTCTATAAGGGAGTTTGTTTGAACTCGACCTGTTTTCTGTATTGAATTGACATCAGCTACTTTTAACTGATCTCCTCCTATGTTTCTGATTACTACGTCAGAGGAAAAAAGTCTTCTAAGTCTGGTAAATAATGAAGTGTCCGCCATTTCGGGGTGTTTATTTATAAATATGCTATTTTACTAACCAGCTAATGTCTTCTTCGCCATTAGGTGTTTTTAAAATATAAGGATTATTTATCGGGGTACCAACTGTTTGAATGATTGCATTATTACGTGCATTTAACTTATTAAAAGAAGACAATTGAGCTCTAGCTAAATCCATACCTTGTTGTCTCAATTTTAATGCAGTATCCCTTACGTACAAAGCAGTTGCACATGATATTATTAAATCGTCATTGTACCTGTCTTGAGCTTGTGCTTTACCGTTCTTCCATACAAATACCCTCATCTCAGACATTAATCTTTTAGATTGTATTGTAATAGACTTATCTCTTATGTATTCAATCATCTTAGCTATAACTAATGGTCTAGTTCTAGATGACATAGTAAATCCAGGTACTAACTTATCTCTTTCATACTTATACATGTATGATTCAACTGACTCCATGTTATTAGTGGTACTGTAATACATGTTTCTATACTCTCTTTCAAGTATTTGTTCAATAGTAGCCCATCCAATATTTGCATTTTCACACACTAATAGTGCTTCATTATATTCAGAAGCTATACCAACTAACATATTACCAAAGTCCTTAGGTGAAAGTTTACCTTTATATTCAGCTACTTGTGTAGCAGTTTCTATGTCAAAAATATGAAATGCTGAATAGTCAGTGGAGTCACCTCTAGCGACATCTGCTACTACCATGTATGATTTACTATAGTCTACACCTTCCCATACCCATAAGTTACCATCTATTCCTCTTCTTTCCAAAGGATCCTTCTGATAAGTCTCTTCATAGAAAGACATATCTTCAGGTTCAAATACAGTAGCACCAGAAGCTAGAAAGTCACAGTCACACTCCTGTCCGGCCATTCGAGGACCTAAATCTGCATCTTGTTGCTCTCTCCAATTTTTATCCCTTTCAGGGTGAACTGTCCACGGCAACCTAACAGGTAAAAAACTATTTTCACCAGTTTCTGCTTTTTCCCAAGTTTGATGGAACCAGTTACCAATACCGTTAGGAGTTGATAAAGCCATACAT